TTCGGACAAAGAACTATCACCAGATACAAGAGCGTTAACATCATCTGAAACATCAATAGATTTTACTCTTGCTTCAACTGATTCCTTCTTCTCTTTATCTTTTTCGTCTTCATCTTTATCATGCATGCCTTCTTTTTTCTCATCATCGCCGTTCATAGCAGCCATCATTTTACCGTAAGAAGCAGCAATTTCAGATTTTTTCTTTTTGTTCATCATGTCGTACATAGCCTGAATCATACCTGATTTAGTCTTTGGCATTTCCATGATTTCATCTTCGTCTTTATCGTCTTCTTTATCTTTTTTCTCACCGTCATCATGCGCCGCTTCAGCCTTCATGTGTTTGTCAGCCGCTAGTTTTTGCATTGGTTCTGCCGGTGTAGCACCTTTCGTAGGAGCAGATGCGTCTTTTTTAACTTTGTCCTTAGACTTGTCTTGTCCAACTTTATCAGATGGAGAAGTTACTGCCGGACCTAAGTCTTCATAGTCAGCACCTTTTTGCATTGGTTCTGCTTTACCGCTACCTTTTTTAGGTGCGTCATGCATAGCCTCAACAACTCCCTCAGGAGCCTCAGAAACGATATTTTCGTTTTTGATTTCTTCAGCCATTTTTTATATTCTCTCCTTATTATTTCGAAATAAAATTTGCGTATAACTATTTATCTTTTTGTAAGTTTTTGCATAAAACTATCAAAGGCATGCGCCTCTAAATTTGCTTTACGCTGTCTAGCCTCACGCTCAATTTGTTCTTGTATTTCAGAAACATCTTGTTCCTTGATTATACCACCATCCCAAATCCACTCTTTGCCCTCCATGACACCGTTAACGAATGCCTGTGGAGCAGATGGATCTGCAACAATGTCGGCAGCAGTTGCTAAGTAAAAGTCAGATTTTACATAGTTTGTACCGCCTCTATTCTCCAAAGAACCCATGCCCCTTGATGAAACTCCTAATTGTGCGCCTTCGTCTATAAGACTTTTTACAATCTTACCATAAGGCGTGTCTGTAATTTTTGCTTCGCCAATGTAGTTACCTTTGCCATCACCCTCTAATTTAGTGATTATGTGTGATACTCTCTCTAAATTTACAGTGGGTCCGTCTGGGTGCCCTAGTTCGCCAAACGCTCTCTTTTTATCGACAAATTCTTTATTGTAACGATTAACCTCTTTCTCTAATACTTCCTGTGGGTAAACACGACCATTTCTGTTCTTAATGTTTGCCTGCATGAAAATACCTTTGATTTTATGAGACTTCTTACCATTATCTTCTTCGACAATGTATTGTGCCTCATTTATTTCTTCTCTAATTAGTTTCATGTGCGTATTTTCCCCTTTTGTTCTATTTATGTTATCTGACCTCTAAAATGACGGAATAACTATCACCATTCACAAAATTGTGAGTAGAGAACAGTATATCACCAGTTGGTGATGTTGCATTATTAGCGATCTGTATTGCTGGTGTTTGTAAATCTATCGTGCCAGAACCACCAAGAAAGAGTGCCGTTGCGTTAGTTGTGCCTTCAAACAATATTTCTACCGCACCTTTTGGGTCAGTAGTGTTGATTGAATACACAACCCTTGCAATCTTTGTAGAGGTAGACAAGTGGTTCAAAGACGCACTTGTCATTTTCTCTACTAAACTCTCACCTGTACCGTCAGATTTATTGGTAAACTTCATTACCGTTTTACTACCAGCAACATCTGCTATAGTTTGACTTGTTACAGTATCAGCCATTATCTAGTTTGTCCTGATTGATTGTAACCTTTTGCTTTAGTTACTTCAATAATGAAAGTACCAGTTACGGCACTACCGTTTGTTATAAGAATATCACCAGTAACACCTGTACTTTCTGGGTTTGTAATCAGTGGTTGCTTACCATGAAAACCAAACTCACCAGAACCATGTACTGTGATTGCGTGATCGTCTGTGCCTGCGTCAAATAAAAACTTTACATTACTTGTTGCCGCTGTTGTATTCCATTTAATACTTCTTATGTGTAGTGTTGGGTTAGACGAATGACCTCTTAAGGAACTTGCGTCAACACACACTACCGCTGAGTTTGTGTCATTGTTGATTTCGAACATTCTTACTGTTCGTGTTTCACTATCAACAAGATTTCTTGCGTTTACTATTGCCATTTTTACTCTCCTTTATATGGTTAGACCTGTTTCTTTTTCGAAATAAGTCTCAATATCTTTTGGTTGTACTCTATATTTTTTACTCACATCTCTTACAACCTTTGGAAATGTGGTCAAAACTTTTTGCGGTTGTTTACTCATCATACCAAACAAATCATCTACCGCCTTCTTTACTTTAGGGGCAAGTCGTCTGTATGCTGGTGAACGCTTATGTTCACCCTTTTCTTTAATCGTCAATTTCAGTTGGCTCAGGGTCAACATCTAACTTGTCCGCTTCTAATTCTTTGTTGAGTAAAGTACCTGCTAGGTCTTTTCTCTTTGTATCTAATTCAACACCTACTTTATCTGATAGTGAAGCCTTGAAAGCCTTTTCTGCCTCTACGGTATCACCTTTGTCTAAAGCATTAATCATATTTTTAGTATCTTCTATACTCATTAAAATCCTCCGTCATCATCTTTTTGGTTAGGGTCTTTAATCACGCCCTGCTCGATTTCTTGTTTGATTATTTCTCTTTGTTTTTCTACTTGATTGTCATTCATCTTTAGAACATGTTTATTAACATAGTCCTGTGAATAAACAGTACCTATCATACCATTGTCTTTCATGGATCTGAATATTTCCATACGATCTTTAAACATTTCACTTTCTTTTATTTCTGCAAAATATCCATCGTTAACATATTCATACTTGATAGTTTGTGATAAAGAGTTTTCCCAATCCTCGATAGTAACCACACCTTTGAGAATAAGTTGAGTTTTCAATAGATCATGGAATAGTGTGTTAAATCTATTTCTTAATCTACTGATAAACTTTGTAAATTTAATTTCGTCTCTATTTACCTCAGTTGATCTACCAAGTTGTAGTCCACCTGCAGCCTCACTATCTAATCTGCTGTAAGGTACATTGAGACTTTGATATAGTTTCTTTTGAAAATATTTGATATCATCTATTTCGCCAAGATTTGAACCCCCAGGTAAAGTTGTAATCTCTGTCCCTCTACCACCTTCTCGTCTTGGTAACCAAAAATCTTCTAACATACTCATATACTGTCTATCGTCTCTAATCTCTCCTGTAGAGGCGTCATATACAAGTTTGTTTCTATATCTGTTCATTACATCTTTGAGGTATTGTTCTGCCTTTACTTTTGGTAGATTACCTACATCAATGTAAAAAATTCTTCTTTCTGGTGCCCTAGATATTCTGTATATGACCACAGAATCCTCAATCATTCTTAACTGATTGACTGGTTTGATTGCCTTATGTAAATAAGACAAGACCATATTTCTTTGTTGATCTACTAGACCACTTACACAATGAGCAATACTATCTTTTGCAATCTTTAATCCAGTTGTTGCACTTGCACCTGGTTGCACACCTTTTTCGTTGTAAATATAAAATTCATCAAATTCAACACTAGGTGGTTTGTTTGGATCTTTTGGTGCAAACTCTTCACCTGGTTTTGATTTAGGTGCTCTTACTTTCTTAATCTTTCTTGGGTCGATGTATCTTAATTCTGTTATACCATTTTTTGGATTTTTAGGGTCGATTAATTTATGATATACGATACGACCATCAACATACCATCGTCTAAAAATATCATGCCCTTTTTGTTCAAACTCCAATAATCTAATTACATTTTCAAACTCTTCGCCAATTCTTTTCTTTACTGCCGCTGAGAATGGTATATTATTTACATTTAATCTTACTACTTCTTGTTTATCATCAACAACAATTGCCTCATTGATGATATCTTCAACTGCCATATCACATTCTGGGTGTATGGAAACTTCTCTATATCTTCTTATTAAGTCTGCTTCGTTATTAATTTTACCTTCTTGGTCGAGGTAAGTACCAAAGTGCCCACCACCCATAATAGTTTGTACACCGTCCTCTGCGGTTGGTGCCGTAAACGATTGAGAGGTGCTTTGTTGAGCCTTTCTTTTTATTTCGAAACCAAATATTTCTGCCACTACATTTCTCCTTTTCAATATTTAGTGGGGTCCTAAGACCCCACTTTTTATAACAACAATTAAGTTGTAGTGTTTGATTCCCAGTATTGGTATCTCCAAGTACATTCAAATGTTTCTAATGCTGTTACCTGATCATAGTTTAAGTCAACCTGACCTATGATAGTTGGGAACATACCTCTAAAAGTATAACTTTTAATTGTATTACCATTTCTATCTAGGTGGTCAACAAAAGCGTCAACCTGATAATCAACTGGGTTGTTTAACCCTTCGTTATCTGAATGATTGTTAATACCATTCGACCATCTTTCAATCGCATTTCTGATACCAAAGTCAGTATCATTAATGATAGTTGTACTCCAAGTTTGGAATGTTCTATCACCTGCCATGTAGATAGGTCTACCACGGAAGTTTACAGCAATTTCTCCTAATTCACTTGTAGGTAGTATAGTTGATGAACATAAGAAAGCCATACTTTCTGTTTCACCACCAACTGCCGCAAATCCAGGAAAAGGCATAGTTACTTTAAATTGGTTTTGTCTTGCTCCACCGCCTTTTAGTTTTGAGACAAAATCTGATACATTAGCCATAATTTATCTCCTATGCTCCTGCCACTTCACTAAACGCAACGCCTGTTCTAGTCGCTACAAAGTTTAGTTTGATGAAATTGATTGAACGATTTGGTTTGATAAAGATATCTGCCACAAATTCGTTTCTGTCAATAATATCACCCGTGTTGTTTGTTTCATCACAGACTACTGAAAAATCTGTAATACCTCGTCTACCTTGGATATCTCTAAGGAAAGGTTCTACTAGGTTTCTAAATTGTGCTCTTGTAAATTCATCATTGAACTCAAAGAGTTGGAATTTAGCAGCCGTAGATATTGCTTTCTCTAATGTTAAGAATAATCTTCTTACATTAATTCTATCAAAGGCACTAGGTTTTGCTTGTGCTGTTTTATCACCAAACAAGACTGTGCCTTGTCCAGGGAATGTAACAACTGGATTTACTCTTGCTTTGTAGAGTATATCTCTTTGTGATTGGTTTGGATCAAATGCTAATTTTACTGCACCTCTAATCTGACCTCTGTTAAATCCAGCAGGTGAGAAGAATGGGTCAGCAACATTATCTGTTCTAGCACATAATCCCGCAATATCACCGTTTAATGGTACAAATCTGAATACATCATTGTACTTATCGTACATATATTTGTAACCACTATCAATGACAGCGTATGATGAACTTGATAAACCATCTGCAAAGTTTTTAACATTTTCAGTTGCAACGATTTCATTTGCCGCGTTTACAACATCTGCTCTCGCAGGTGAAATAAATGCCACACAATCTTTTCTTGCTTCTGCAATATCAATTACTTTTGTTGCGTGTGTGTCTCCAGTTGCGTCTGCCGCTGTAGCACCACCACCTTGAGATGGTCCGCCTATAAGTAAATTAATCTCTTGTGTTTCTGGATCACCAAACTTATCGTATGCTAATGCCATTTCACCAAGAGTTGGTTCATTATCAGTTGTACCTCCTGATAGACTTGAACTAAAGATAGTAATACTTTGAGTTCCAGTATTATCAAAAGTTTGACCTACTTTTGAACTACCTGCGTTAGCAAGTGTACTTTCGTGGTCTAACCAATAGATGTATTTACTATTTGCATATAGGTAATCTACATAATAGATTGAACTACCTGTAGCACCTTTTGCGTCTGAGGCTTGTGAAAGTCCCTCATGTGTTTCTAATATTGTACCAGCAGTACCAGTTATACCACCATCTTCATCAACTACAACGATATGTAACTCATCATTACTACCGCCTGCATTTGATACATCATCAGTGGTTGTTGGTGCCGCACTAAAGTTGAAATGGTATTCCCAAAATCTTCTAAAGTATGCGTTGTCATCTACAGCGTGTCTAAGACCACCAGTTTCAGTTGCGCCAGTTGCCTGATTAAATCTAGCAATTGTTAGCACATTACTACCTGGTAATGCCGTTACCTTGTAATAGAATCCAGAAGGTACAGCAGTAAAGTTACCACTTGTATCTCCAAATTCAATAATGTCGCCCACTTGGATCTTGTCTCCACCAGCATCATCAATTGTGATTGCTGTATCGCCAATAGCCGCACTTGCGTCATTTACAAGGTT